TTAGCCGCGCGATCGCGGCGCCGCAAGCGGCTCGATCGGGCGCATATCGACCAGGCAGTCGCGGCGCTGGAGCATAATGAGGATCTGGCGCGCGGTGTCGCGGGCGCGGCGGCGGCCGGCGCGGGTGGCCGGGCCGTCCATGCCGGCGGCGGGGACGAAGCTGGCATAATCGACGATCGCCGCGATCGGGTCGACCAAAGCGGCGGCCTCGGCCGGCAGCGGCGGCGGAGCGCCGACGAAGGCGAGGTTCTGCTTCTGGAGACGGACGATCTCGCCGAGCAGGGCGTCGATATAGGAGCGCACCGGCGCCGCCAGCATCGCGACATTCTGATCGGTCGGCCGCCAGTCGGCGCGGCCGCCATAAGCGCGGAACACGGCGAACAGGCGGGCGAGCTCGCCGGCGTGGATCTGCATTCGGCCGTTGTCGGTGGTGCGCTTCCACGCCGCCTCGATCTCGCGCTCGAGACGCGCGCACAGATCGGGGAGCGACTCGGCGGCGGCCATCGGCGCACATAGGAACGAAAGTGGAACGGACGCAAGCCCCGGCGACTGAACGGCTGGCGTTAAGCCGGTCAGAGCAGGATCGGCAGCCCTTTCTCGTTCGACGCCAATCGGATGTCGTTCTGCATGGTGACGCGCGCCCGCGTGCTCGTTGCCCGCGACCGCCGCCACAGGGCGTCCCATACGTCCTGGTCGACCGGCCTGGTTTCGTCGCGCATGGCGGCGACGACGGCGCCGATCGTGTCGATCCTGACGGCCTCCCGGCGTGGCCACGGCCAAAGCCGCCAGCGGCGCGGCGGGAAGTCGATCGCGTCGGCGATCGCGGCGAGCTCGGCGACAAGATGCTCGCGCCCGGTCATGCCTTCTTCTCCCCAGCTGCCAACAGGGCGAGCGTCAGGGCGCGCTGGATCGGTTCTAGCGCCTCGACCTTGTCGCGGGTCAGATCATCGGCGAAGGTGGTGCGGCCCTCCCAATCGACGAGGACGAGATCGTGATCGTCGCGGTCCCTGATCGCCAGCGCATAGCCCCGCGTCGGCCGAACTTCGACGGTCGGAAAGGACTCGTCGTTTAGCCCACTGTTCACGCCTTCCTCTCCTCTGCTCGGCTCGAAGTAATACTTCGAGACGCGGATAATGCGATCGCCCGCGCCGCGCTGCCCGTCGTCCTCGGCATGTAGGTCTCGAGGATCTTCCTGACCTCGTCCAGAATGTGGCCGGTGATCGCGGCAATGTTGATGTCGCTGGCGCCCAATTCGCCGTGATGGACGACGCAGGTGCGGCGGAAGTCGCGATATTGGAGGGTGGCGAGCTCGGCCGCCAGCGCCTCGTCGCCGGCCTTGGCCGCGGCCGCGGCCGCGTCGGCGCGAAGTTCCGCGAAACGGCGTATGAAGTAGCGCTGGCCGGCCTCGGGGCTCGGCGCGCCCCAGGTCGCTTTCCGCTCCTCGTCCCAGAGCAAAGTCGTCCGGCCGGCCTTCCTTGCAGCCGCGATCTCGCGCTCGATCGCCGCGCGGGTGGCGCCGACGACCGGGATCTCGACCCATCTCTTGCCCTTGGCTTGGCGAAGGCGGATGCCGGTCACCCGCCCGTCGGCGCCGGCGAGCGCCGCGGCGACGTCGGGATCGAGCTTGTAGCGCGGGATCTCGACATATTGGGCGATCGACAGTTTCAGCAGGTCCGCCTCGCGCTGTCCGATCTGGAAGGCGAGGTCGATGGCGAGCGCCATGCTCGGGCTGTCCTTGGCGGCCGCGGCGATCGCCTCGCGGGAGGCCGGCCACCAGATCGCGTCGCGCGGCGCCGGCGCGGCGAGGCCGAAGGCGGCGAACGGGTTGGAGCCGCGCGGCGCCAGGCCCTTCTGCTCGAGCCAGGCGAAGAGGGTGCGGCCGACGCGCAGAGTTTCGTGGGCGGCATGGTGGCGGACCTGGCCGGCCCAGCGGCCCTTCCTGGCCGGCTTCATCAGAGTATCGCGCCAGATCGCGACCCGCGCCGGAGTGATCGACGAGAGCGCGACGGCGCCGGCCCAGGCCTCGAGGCGGGCGAGCTTCGATTTGTACTGGCGGGCGGTGGCCGGCGCGACGGCCGAGCCCGGCGTCTTGACCGAAGGATAGCCTGCTTCGCGAAAGCGCCGGATCGCCTCCGCGACCGTCAGCGGGCGCTGGATCCGGCGCAGCTGCGCGGCCGGGATGGCCGGGCCGTCCGCCTCGGCGTTGCGCTTGCGGGCGGCGTCGACCACGTCCTGCGGCGGATCCTCGCCGATGCCGGCGCCGAGCCGGGTCGGCGCCCAGCCGCGCTTGCGCAGGGTGGCGCTGGGCTGCCAGTACCAGGTGGTCAGGCCGGCCTTGTTGCTCTTGCCGACGAGCCGGGAGATGGTGAATTTCGCCATAGCAGGGTGGCCCTTTCTGCGCTTTTACTGCGCCGGCGCGGACTCCTCGTCAATTGGGTGGGGTGGAAGGCGGAGCAGCAGGGTGCCCAGTGCCTGCCGCATGGCGGCTGCAGGCCACAGGGCCGGATCGGGGCAGTCGCGCAGCTCGAAAAGAAACGGGAGCGCGCGCTCCAGCTGCTGGGCCACGGCGACCCGGCGGTCAACTGCGGTCGTCGCGCTCTCATTGCGATCGCGATAGATCAGCGCCAGCGCCCGGACGGCGTCGGCGATGTTCATCCGCGCCGACATCATGTCGCCGGCGCGGTCCCTGGTCTTGGCGGGCAGGCGCTCGAGGCGGTCATGCTCGGCGCGCCACAGCGCGCCGGCGCGGATCAGGTCCCGCTCGGCCGATCGCGGCTTCCACCATTCGATCGGCCATGGCCAGGCCTTGGGCTCGGTCTCGCCGTACCAGGTGCGGCGGTAATAGCTCGAGGCGGCGCGGTCGAGCTCGTGCCCGGCATAGGCGTCGTCGCGCTCGGCCGAAAAGCCTTCGCCCTCGATCTGGCGCCGCCGCTCGGCGTCGATCGCGGTGAGGGCGCGCTGCTGATACTCCTTCATCCTGCTCTCCTCCCTTACGCCGCTCGCGCGGCTATTTCGATCCCGGCCGCGGACGCGGCCAGGTCCAGCAGCGTGTCGACGTGACACCAGCGGCTGGTGAGCGGGCACCAGCATTCGACGTCGCGCCCGCGCAGCCAGGGCAAAGCGGCGAGGACGCGCCGTCGCCGTCGCCGTCGCCGTCGCCGTAGCCGTCGCCGTAGCCGTCGCCGTAGCCGCGACCTTCCTGACCGATGATCAGCCGTTCCATTTCGCGGCGTCCACCGGGAGGATCGCGATCAGCGAGCCGAGCGGCGCCTTCACGTCGGCCGGATCCCCGAGGTGGGTGCTGGGCTGCGGCCCCTCATTGGCGAGCTGGGCGAGATGGTTCTTGGTGCCCCAGCGGATGATCGACCGCGCGCCGGAGATGCGGATCCACTTGTCGTCGCTGGCGGCCTCGCCGACGAAGACGAAGCCGCGCTCGAGCACGACGATCGCCTTGCCGTGCGTTTCACTCTGTCCGCTCATCTCATTCTCCTCCTTGGTCCCCGCCGAAGCCTCGCTCCGGCGGGAAGATTGGCGGGGCGGCGTTCATCCACGCCGGCATAGGCCCAGAAGGCGCCCGTCCAGTAGGCGGCGGCATAGTCGTCCCCGCGTTTGACGAGGCGCCGCGCGCCATCGCGAGCGGCGTCGTCGATCGGCCGGAAGCTCGCCGGGTGAAGCGGGATGGTGCCGTTGCGGCCGGTGAACAGCCTGCCCGCAAGGTCGCGCCAGACCGAGAGGCCGTCGCTGAGACTCATACCAGCGCTCCCTGCAATTCTTCTTGCCCGGCTGGCGGAGCAGAAGCCGCGTCAGCGGCTGCGCCGACAGACGAAGTCGCGATTGATCGCCAGTGGGCGCGCAGCGCTTCGCGGGTGAGGCGGGCGGCGGGGCTCGGCGCGATGGAGGCCCAGTCGGGATCGGCGCCGCCGTCCGGCCAGGGCCAGGCGAGCAGCCATTCGCGCCAATAGGCGTCGTGGACCGCCTCGAGCCGCTCGAGCCGTTCCTTGGCGGCTGCGGCGGTGAGCCGGCCTTTCTCGACATGGCCGGGGTCGAAGGCGCGGCGGAAGTGGATCTCGCGTCTCAAGACGTGGATTTTGTCCTCCCAGGTCCAGCGATCGCCCGGGCGCGGCACCCGGTCGCGAAGCCTTTCGCCGGGCCGGAGCGCGGCGACGGCGGCGAGATCGGCGGCGATCGAGTCGAGCACCAGGCCGATCCGCTCGGCCTCCTCGCTTGTCATCGCGCCGCGCGCGACCCGGGCCGGCGCCGCGGCGCGGTGAGCGGCCGCGCTTCGCTCGACCTCGGCCGCGAGCAAAGCGGTGTCGGGCTGCTCGGAGAGGGTCAGCGAACCCAGCGAATAGAGAGGGAAATCGTAGCGGAGCATCAGCCGTCCTTCCGGTAGAGTGGCTGGCGATCGTAGGTGAGGGCGCTGCCGGTCATCCCGGCCTTCCGGAAGCCGCGCTGCCTGAGGAGCCGCGAGACGGCGTCGGCGCCCGCCTTGCCGTCGAGGCAGGCGACAATGAAATCGGCATCATGGACCGCGCCCGAGGCGCGCACCGATGCCGAGGAACGCGCCACATCGCGCGCGGCGCGATCGAGGTTGCCCATCGCCTTGGCGAGGCCGATCTCGGCGCGGTCGCCCAGGACCTCGCCGAGCAGCTTGTCGGCCAGCGCCCAGGCGGCGGCGCCCTTGATGAGCCGCTTCGTCATGCCGCCGCCGTCGCTTTCTCGATGCAGGCGGTCGCGGTGCAAACGCCGTCATATTCCTCCGACCAGGAGCAAGGGCCTCGCTCGTCATGCTGGCAGGGATCGGAATAGCTGCAGCCACAGACCCTGCAGGCCTCTTCGCTTGCCTCGATCGCCGACTGGCCGCCATGGGCGATCGCCGTCAGGATGGAGATGTCGAACTCGAACGCCATCATCAGCTCGCCGAGCTCGGCAAGGGTCGGTTCGCGCGCATCGGTTTCGATCGCCTCGATCACGGCCTCGGGAAGGTCGAGATCCTGCGCGCCGATCTGGACGTTCTGAGCCAGGCGGCGCGCGCGCAAATAGGTGCCGACGGTGAAAGGTTCCGGCGCTGTGGGTGCGGCGTTCATGCGGCGGCTCCTGCCATTTCGGGGTGGTGGCGGCGGATCGCGTCAGCCAGGGCCTGGCTTCCGGCGCGCTTGTGGCGGTCGAACTGGCCGTCCTCGCCGCCGATATAGGTGTTGAGGATCTTGCAGACGTTGCCGTTGGTCAGGCCGCGCTGGCGCGCGACGGCGCGGCTGCCGAGGCCTTCGTCCCACAATTCGAGGACGCAGCGCTCCTTGCCGGTGAGCTGGGAAGGGTTGGCCATGCCGCTCATGCGGGCTCGCCGTCGCCTGCCGGCAGAGCGGCGATCCGAAGCTGGATCGCGTCGTGGAGGCTGGTGAGGAGGGCGCCGGCGCCTTCGACCGAGCCTCGGGCGAGCGCCAGCGTGTCGCGGTCGGGATGGCCGCGAAGCCGGTCCATCGCAGCGATCAGCCGCGCCTCGGCGTCGCGGGCGATCAGATAAGGCTGGCGGTCCGGCGAGGTCGCCGCCAGCTCGCCATGTCTGGCGTCGAGCGCGTCGCGCCGTTCGAGGAAGGCGGCCATCGCGCCGCTGGCGTGGAGGCGGACCTGGCGGCGGATCAGAGCGTCGATGTCGGGCGACCAGGCCGGCGCTTCTTCGCCGGCCGCGGCAGGCGGCGCGGGATGGAGCGGCGGCGCGGCTTCTGGGTCGGCGGCCGGGCCGAGCTCGGCCTCGGCGGGATCCGGCTCAGGCACGAAATCCTCGTCGGGGTGGTCGAAGGGTAGGGAGCGCGGGGGAGGAGTTGCACCTCCGACCTCCCGGGTGGGGCCCTGGCGCTCTGCTGCTGAGCTACCCGCGCATGTTTCACGTGTGTCGAACATATCGGTCATGCCCCGCTCCGGGTCGAAAATGGCGGCGCGATGGGCCAACACCGTGCCGCCAGGCGCCGCGCGCGGCGATGAGACGGCCGCGCGCGGAGGGAGGGAAAGACGCTCATCCGAGCGCCGCCGCGATCGCGGCCGCGACGAGCAAGGCGAAAGCGGCGATCGCGCGCGGCGCGGCGAGGACGCGCGCGGCCCGCATGGCGCCGCCCAGGATCTGGCCGTAGAAGGAGAGGCCGCAGAGCTGCGGCGCCGGCTCGACCGGCCCGGTCCGCCGCGGCGGCGTGCGCCAAACTGCTTTCATGACGTGCGCTCCGCAATGAAGCCGCCGCATGTGTTGACGGCGCAAATGATCCACATCGCACGCCGCCGGCACTGTGCGTCCGAAAGCTCATTGTTCGGATCGGCGACCAGCATTTCCGCGCCCGTCGCGTCGATGATCGATCCGGCGTCGTCAGGGTCCAGATCGAGGGGCAACGTCACGCCCGCTTGCGCCATCGCCTGGACGAAATCGGCGACTGTCTTAGGATCATCGACGCGGAGGTCGGCACCTTCGGATGGCTTGGCGATGGCGGCGAGGGCGGCGGCGGCGCGGCGAAAGTCGCCCGCTGGGTGAAGCGCCCAAATGCCGGGTTTTTGATTGTCGGGCAGCTCGGGAGAAAGCCCCTTCTCAGTCTCGGCGAACGGCTCCAGCGCAGCTATAAGCGCCTCCCTCGCGTCCCCTTCGGACAGGGGAGCCTGCCCGGCCGGGCGAGCAGCAGCCGCGCCAGCGGCTGCGCGGTCGGACGATGCGCTCACGGCTCGTTCCTTTCCTCGAGCTCGTCGACGAGCGGCTGGAACTGGGCGGTCGCGGCGGCGGCCTGGGCGGTCTCGGCGATCTCGAGCAGGCCGCCTTCGCCCTCGATCGGAGCCAGGGTGCGGACGATCGTGCCGTCCTTCAATTCGATCCGGGTGCAGCTCTGCGGCCCGCCCTCGGCGTCGTCGCGAAGCGTCTCCGTATAGATGCGGCGGATCTCGGCGCCGGCGATCCACTGGTCGCCGGCGGCGCTGAGTGCGTCGTGGCCGTAGAGCTTCTGCAGGGCGAGCGCCGCGACCTTGATCAGGCCGGCCCGGGTATCAGACATGGTTCGTCCTCCCGCGCGCTGCGCTCTGCTCGGCAGCCCGGCGAAGCGGGTGGCGGCGATGGCTGCACCGGACGCGGCTGCTCGCCGCCCTTCCAGTCGCATCACCTTCAAGCGCGTGGATGTAGCCGGTGTCCTGACAATACCGGCATTTGACCGGCTTGCCTTTCATCCCGGCCGAGCGAGCAGAAGCCGCATCAGCGGCTGCGCGGTCGGACGAAGCGCTCATGCCGCCAGCTCCGCGGCGCGGGCGTCGAGGAGCTCGGCGTCGCGCGCCGCCTGCGCGTTGCCGGCGACGAGGGCGAGCTGGGGCGGCATGAAGCCGTCGAACCAGGCGTCGACCGCGGCGCGCAGCCAGCGCGACTTGAAATGGATGCCCGCTTTCTTCCTGCCGTTGAGCGGGAAGAAGGGCAGCGGCGGCGGGAAGCTCTCATTGGCGTGGAGCAGCCGCACATAATTGAGGATCCAGTCCGCGCCGCGCTCGCCATAACCGGCGCGGTTGGCGATATACCAGAGCGACACGCCGGCCTGCCGTTCGGCGGGCAAGAGATCGGTCCGGGCCGGTGCGAGAGACATCAAAGGGCTCCCATGCTAGAAAGGCGAGGCGCGGCAGGGGCGGCTCGGGAGAAGGGGATGGACGCAAGGCAGATCGAGGCGGCCCTGATCCACATCGAGGGGCGGCTGCTCGGCTTCGAGCTGGCGCTCGCCGCCCTGGCGGTGGCGATCGGGCCGGAAGCGCGAGCGAAGCTGGAACGGCTGCGCGACGGGGCCGACGAGCAAATGGCGCTGGCTCCGGAGATCGTCACCGCGATGCTTCCGCTTCGGGATCAGGTCGATGAGCTGTTACGCCTAATCGATCGAGACGGTTTGCATGACGCTCCGCCAGTTCCCTGAACTGCTCCTTGAAATTGGCGTCGCTGAGCGCGCGGTGCTCGGGGGAGTCGAGCCAGCGCCGGTGCCGCCAGTCGCGCAGGTCCGGGCGAAGCGCGAGGCCCAGCGCCAGGATGGCGAGGCCGAGCGCGGCGAGGCTGAACGGGTCGGGCATTGAGACCTCCACGAGTGGTCGTGGAGTCTTGATATGTCGCAGCGTTATTTTATGTCAAGCTGTTATGTTCAGAGTCAGTGCGCGGCCCCGCGTTCTTCTCGGTGTTTGGCCAACACCATTCGGATTGCATAGGAGCGCATCCGTTCTCGAAAACCCGCGACCATATCATGCGCGACGGCGCGGACCTCGCGTGGGTCGTCGCTCCCGCGCATCGCCTCGAACAGGCGATCCTCGAGGTTGGTCTCCGCACGAATGCAACCTGCCATGGCGGCTTCGGCGACGGCGATCGCCGGCTCGCTGAGATCGTCGACTTGCCCGATTCCGTAGATGATGCAGCCATGCCATGCGTTGGTCGCCTCGCGGACCGTCGCGGCGCGCTCTGGGTCGATGGCCTCATAGCCATTCCCGATCGACAGCTCGGGGCGTGTAGCCGCCGGTTCGCGCTCGTTGGACAGCCTCGCGGTGCCCGTTGAAATTTGACGGTTTTCGATCTGGTGACTGGGATCTCTTGCCAAGGATCCATTGCCGTCTGCGACCACAAAATCATCCGAGCACGCTAGGGCCAGAACTGACAGCGACAGGGCAGTCGGGATGCGCACCTTATGTTTCGACGAAGGGCCGGAGGATTGCCCAATAAATCGGCCAGATTTCGCCGAGGAAAACGTTCACTGGTATTGCAATGAGCCAGTTCCAGGCATTGTAATTGTAGCCGTCGAAGAAGGTCAGATAAACAAAGGTCGCAAGCGAGCCCAGTTGCCAAACGATGAAGGCTGTTTTCACGCTGCCTCTTCTTCAGGTGGAGCCGCGTGGTATGGGACCACGGCTTCCGTCACTCGCTGCAGGGTTTCGCGCTGCAACTTGTTAGCCGATCGGTAGCGGCCGATAATCTCGCGTTCGTCGTCGGCGAGACGATCCGGATTATCATCCTCGTCCAGGAGATCGGCGGCGCTGCAGCCGAGTTCGCGCGCGAATATCTTCATCCAGTCCAGCGTCAGCGGCCGCCGGCCATTCTCATACTGGCTGATCGTTTCCTGCTTGGTGCCGGCTCGGTCGGCGAGCTCGACCTGTGTGAGCCCGACCGCCTTGCGCATCGCACGAAGTCTGTTGCCCGGTCGCATGACGAGTACAGAATATGCCACGGCGTGATATTCTGCACCCTCCTTGTCGCTATGTCCATTGACGTAATATAACGGCCCGACATATCGCTGCCAGTTGGGTTTGGGCGAGTGATTTCGATGCGGCTGGCGGAATGGCGAATTAGCGAGGGCATGACGCAGGCGCAGCTGGCGGATCGCCTCGGCTGCGAGCAAAGCTTTATCAGCCAAATAGAGCGCGCGCATGACCCGATGATCCCGCGGCGCCGCTTCATGCTGTCGATCTTTCGGCTGACCTTCGGAGCGGTGACGCCAAACGATTTTTACAACCTGCCGGTGCTTGAGCAGCTTGTCCTGCCAATGGGCGATGACCAGCCGGCTTCGCTTCGGGTGCTGGCGCCTGCGCCGCTGTTGGAGGGTGCCGCTCTCGCGCCCGAACTGCAGGCGGCCGCATGAAACACGCTGCATCTCCCTCTCCCTTTCGCAGGGGTCGGGCTCTCCCAGCGCCTTCTCCCGGAGTGGCAACTCCCTCCGTTTCGGACTCCGAACCTTGCTGCAGGATGAACGATACGGGGAAAACACGGTAATGGCTCGGAAAAACAGCCCGCATTCCGACCCGGCCACACAATCCGTTTCGGAGCAAACCCGCAGGAACCGGAGCGCCGGCGGCCGAAAGGCCGCGGCGGCGAAAAAAATTGCGCGCGACTGGCGCGAGCGCTCGGCCGAGCGGCTGGCTGCCGGCATGGCCGGGGCGGGGCAAGGCGCCGCTGATTACGTGCCGACGCCGGTAAGCGAGCTGATCGAGCGGATCCGCGCTCACCAGAGCGGCCCTTCGGCCGGCTCAGGACAGGGGGGCTGAACGATGCGGGGGGTCGATCTCTTGCTGTTGCTGCCCGCCGGCCTCATCTGGGCGGCGGGCGCCGCCGCCTGGGTGCTTGCGGTCTCGGTCGGCTGGCCGCAGCGCATCACCAAAATGCGGCAGGCCTGGCTGGCGCCGGTCTGGCCGCTCGGCCTGGCCTGGCTGCTGATCGAGGACCGGCGCGAGGCGCGCGCCCGGAAGGCGGTGCGGGACCAGTTCCGGGCCGCGTTCGATACCGAGCTGAGCGAAGCCGCGGTCGGACCTTTGGTCGCGCGGCTGCGCCGGGGCGGCGCGCTGTGAGCTTCGCCCATCCCCTGTTGCTGCGCTCGGCGCTGGGCGCCTGGCTGCCCGGGCGAAGCGAGGAGGAGCTGGTGCTGCTCACCGGGGTCGGCGGCGAGACGCTGGCGCGGATCGTCGACGGCAGCGTCGTCCCCGAGGATGACGTGGCGGCGCGCATCTGGGCGCAAGTGCAATGACCGGCGGGTATTCCTCCCTGGCGCCCGCCCAGCCTGAGGGTCCCCGCGAAAGCCCTGCTTTCGCGGGTGGCCCTGGCGTCCGTCCCGGTCTTGGACTTCCCGTCGAGCCCGCTGCCTGTCCCCCGGACAGGCCGGACGCGGGTCGGCCTCCCGGGGCGGACGCCCTTTCTGCTGAAATATCGGGTCCCCGCGAAAGTACCACTTTCGTGGGAATGAAGGAGGGGGGGGCGGGCCACCGGCCTCGCTTATGCGCGGCGCTACCGCGCCGAGCAGCCATTCCGGGACCTGCTCGATGCGCTCTACGGCCGAGCCGGCGAGCGCTGCCCGTGCTGCGGGAGATGCTGAGATGAGCAGGACGGTCCTGGCCGATGCCGTCGTCGCCGAGCTGCGCAAGCTCGGGCCCGGCGAGAAAGGCGATCCGAAAGCGCTCAAGGCGGCGATCGGCTGCACCGCGGCCGAGCTCAAGGCGGCGATCTACCGGCTGCGCTATAGCGGCAAGATCGGCTTCACCGGCCTGGCGCTGAGCCCGAACATGCGGGCGGATCCGGCGCCGCCTGGGCCGGACGCGAGGATGCGAGATGCGGCGACCGATCGACCGGCGCTAGAGCCAGCCGCCGATCGGCAAACGACCGCGACAGGGGATGGCTCCAGTTCCATCCCCGGGGAGAGCGGAAGCGCAACCGGGTCGCCCGATAGGGCCGATGGTGCTAAGCGGACCCTCTCCCCGCCCATTTCCGCTATGAACGAAACGGCCTGTCCCGAATGCGGCGAGGAGCTGTGTTGTTGCGGGGCTGTCGATGACGAGAACAGCGCGTTCAACCAGGCCGGCATCGCCATGGCCGACCAATATCATCCGCCGGCGGGGCGTCGCCGACGCGGCCGGCGGTGGCGGATAGCGCTGCCGGAGGGCATGCGGCCGACCGTCGAGGCAATCCAGTCGGCGCTGGCCGAGACGCCGGAGGAGGCGATGGCCGCGGTTCGCCGCCGGCATCCGGATCTGTGGCGGCGCGCGGTCGCACTCGGCCGCGCCCTTGGCGTGACGCCGGCGAGCGCCTTTTACGACGCGCTCGATCGCGGCCTGTCCGCGATCGAAGCAGAAGGCGCGGGCGGGCTGACACACGTGGAACGGCCCTTCGACTTCGCTCAGGACAGGGAGGCAGCCAGTGCTTGAATTCACCGAATATCTCTATCCGCAGTCGCGCTACGGCAGCGTCGCGCCGCTGCCGCGCGGCCAGGAGATCGCCACCCGGAGCGTCGCGATCGGCGCCGCCAGCGCCGCCTCGGCGCCGTTCGACGCGCGCACCCAGCTGATCGTGATCAGCGCGGTCTCGGCCGACTGCCGGATCGCGATCGGCGCGCCGGGTACCGAGGCGCTGAACGGCTTCGCGTCGACGCGCCAGCTCAACGCCGGCCTGGAATATGCGTTCGACGTCGCCGGCGGCCAGGTGCTCGCCGCGATCGCGCTCGCCGACAGCGTGACGCCGACGATCGACGCCGAAGCGGCCGGATCGGTTGAGGAAGGGGTGGCGCTCGCTCATCCGCTCGCCGCCGACGAGGCGGTCGACTTCACCATTTCGGGCGGCGCCGACGGCGCCTTGTTCGAAATCTCCCAGCCCGACGCGCCCTCGCCCGAAGCGGTGCTTCGCTTCCTCGCCGACGGGGTGCAGGATTTCTCGGCGCCGGCCGACGCCGACACCGACAATGATTACGAGGTCGAAATCACCGCCACCGACGCCAACGGCAATGACGACGCGCTGGCGATCGTCATCAGCGTCACCGAGGCTTGATGCGCGGCGGCCTCGCCTTCTGCGCCGGCGGCGGCGGGCTCGGCCTTGCCGGGCGCGCGCCGCCGCCGACGCTCGGGCCGCTCTCGCTCGACGATCTCAGCATCGCCGAGGATCAGCCGCCGGGAACCAGGGTCGGCGCCATCACCGGCGCGACACCGGGCTCGACGGTCACTCTTCACGCCCAGTCGAACGCCGCCATGTTCGCCAAGGACGGGAACGACATCGAGGCGGGGGCGACGGCTCTCGACCATGAGACCGCGCCGGCGCCGACGATCACGCTGCGCGAGACGCTCGACGGCGCCACGAACAGCCCCCACGACACGGTCATCGCGATCACGGTAACGGATGTAAGCGAGGCGGCAAGCGAGCTCATAGAAAATGGCGATTTCGCCAGCGCCGGGCCACCGCCTGATCTGTTGTCACTCGTTGGTTCTCCTCCCACGATTGCAGGAGGGCAGCTGATCTTCGATCCCGCCCAGGAAAGCATAGCTTATGCCGCCTGGGTCCCGGCGGAAACACTTGTCACTGGCAGCGTGACGGTTTCCCTTAGCACCTCAACCCCCGGGGAGGCGTACCGGCTAAGGTTCGGGGCTTCAGCGCCGGGCGGGGTCTCAGATGGCACTCTTTATAACGGGTTAGGCAACCTGGTCGATGAAGTTATCAACGTCACGGCGGTTGATGGGCAGTGGATACTTATCGAGGACTTCTTTGCAGGCAATGTGATCGACAGTTTTTCAGTTACCCAATGAAGGAGCTTCTACATGGCCGCCTGGAATTTCGCGCTGACCGCCGCCGACAAGGCTTCCGCCCAAGCCGAGGTGGCGAACCGCGCCGGCACCCCGGCCCTCGTCCGCGAGGCGCTCGGCGCCGAGATCGAGGCGTTCAGCGACGAGGAGGGCCGCCATCTCTTCGTGTCGAGCGAGGGCGAATATGACCTGATCGTCACCGGCGGAACGAGCTTCGAGATCAAGCTGCGGCGCGCCCGGAACGAAGTCCGCTCGGCCCAGCATTACGGCGAATGAGCCGCGCCAGCCCCTCTTTTGCCGGTGGCGCTCGCCAGGGCGGCGATCGCGCGTTCGCGGTCTCGATCGACGAATTGAAGGCGCTCGGCGGCGCGCAGATCCGCGCGATCGCCGCCGAATGCCTGCCCAACGGGCGGCCGGACGGGATCTACTGGCGGACGGGCTCGATCGCCGACGAGCCCGGCCAGAGCCTGGCGGTGACTCTGGACGGCGCCGACCGCGGCCTATGGTGCGACCATGCGGCGTCCGGGCCCGAGGGCGGCGGCAACGTGCTCCAGCTGATCGCCTGGACCCGGTTTGGCGGCGACATCAAGGCGGCGATCGCCTGGCTGAAGAGCTTCCTCGGGCTGGACGGGCTCGACCCCGGCCGGCTGGCGACGGTCCGGGCGCAGGCGAGGCGCCAGGCCGTGGACGGCGCCGAGAAGCAGGCCAGGCAGCGCGAGGACCGGCGCCGCTCGGCCCACGCTTTGTTCCTTTCCGCCGCGCCGATCGCCGGCACGCCCGCCGAGCTTTACTTGAGAGGTCGCGGCATCGACTTGCGAATATTGGGCCGCGCGCCCGGCAGCCTTCGCTTCCGAGCCGACGTCTACAACAAGGAGGCGGCGCGGGCTTTGCCCTGCCTGCTCGCGGCGGTGGTCGATCTGGACGGGCGCCATATCGCGACCCACCGCATTTGGATCGCGCCGGACAGCAAAGGCGGCTGGACCAAGGCCGACCTCGAGAACGCCAAAATGGCATTGGGCTCGTTCGCCGGCGGCTTCATTCCGCTCTGGAAGGGGCGCTGCCCGAAGGCGATGGGCGAGCTCGCGCCCGGAACCGACGTCTATGTCAGCGAAGGGATCGAGGACGGCCTGTCGACCGCCTGCGCCTCGCCCGAGCAACGGGTGATCGCCGCGGTCACGCTCGGCAATATCGGCAAATTGCGCCTGCCGGAGGGGATGGGCCGGCTGATCATCGTCGGCCAGCGCTACAAGCCCGGGCCCGAGACCGACGCGCTCGAGGCCGCGATCGTCGCCCAGCAGGCGGGCGGCCGCGACGTCTGGCTGACGCCGCCGCCGGCGGGCTTCAAGGACGTCAACGACGCGCTGAGGGCGGTGGCATGAGCGAGCTGACTTTCGCCTTGCTGCGCTTGACGAACCTCAGTCGGTGCCGGCGTTGGCATCGAGGCGGTCTTTCGGAATGGTCACTTAGTGACTGGGGCGTGGCGACCGCGGGCGAGATGGGCGAAGCGCTGAACGTAGTGAAGAAGCTCAACCGCGAGCGCGACGGCATCTCAGGCAACAACAAGACGATCGAGGAACTGAAGCAGGATCTGGCCGACGAGCTCGCCGACGTCGCGATCTATCTCGACATCATGGCCGCATCCGAGGGGATAGACCTCGGGGCGGCGATTGCGTCTAAGTTTAACCGCACCTCCGAGAAGGTTGGCTTCCCCGAAAGGCTGCCTGCTTATCGATGCGATTATTGCGGGGTGGATCAGGAGACCGCTCGCACCCGCGATTGCTTGCCGCCCTTCGACGTTCGCCCACACCGCTACACCGGCAAGCATCTGGCCGACGTTAGGGCCGAAGCGGATGCCGCTGTGGGGTTGAATAGCTGATGGCCGCGCGCCCGCCCCTCCAGGTCGTCAAGGACGCGCTCGACAGGGCGGCGCCGGCGCCCAAGCTCAAGCGCGGCCGAAAGGAGGAGGAGCAGCGCGAGCTGCCCTTGCTCCCCGCCGGCTGCCCGGTGACGCCGCTCGGCAAATTGGGCCAGCTCTGCTACTATCTCGACGAGGCCGGCCAGCTGATTGCGCTCAAGCCCGGGCCCGAGCATGGCAAGGGCCATATCCTCAACCTGTTCGGCCGCCAGTCGCACCTTTGCCAATCCGAGCCCTATTGGCCGAAATATTCGGCCAAGGTCGACAATGAGGGCAACAGGATCCTCGACGGCTTCAAGGCCGAGCTCGCCGCCGAGCAATTGATGGCGGCCTGCGCTCACGAAGGCCTGTTCGATCCCCAGGGCAAGGTCCGGGGCCGCGGCGCCTGGGCCGGGCCCAATGGCGAGCTCGTGCTCCATTGCGGCGACAAGATCTACCGCCCCTCGATGCCGGTCGGCGAGGGCTGGCAGGATCCGGGCAAGATCGACGGCTATGTCTATCCGACCGCGCCGTCGATGGCCCGGCCGGATCCGCTCGCCCAGGACGACAGCGCCGGCACCGAGCTGCTCGGTCTGGTGCGCAAATGGTTCTGGGAGCGGCCGAAGATCGACCCCTATCTGGCGATCGGCTTCATCGCCATGGCGCCGTTCGGCGGGGCGCTCGACTGGCGATCGCACATCTTTGTGTCGGGCGACACTTCGACCGGCAAATCGGCGCTCGAGAAGAAGCTCTTGATGTGGCTGTTCGAGGGCTCGTCGCTCCGCACCCACCAGGCGACCGAGGCGGCGATCCGCCAGGTGCTCGGCAACCAGACCCTGCCGGTCTTCTTCGACGAGATCGAGGCCGAGGCGAACAGCGACCGGGCGCTGAAGGTGATCGCGCTCGCCAGGCTGGCGAGCTCGGAAGGCGTGATCTTCCGCGGCGGATCCGACCACAAGGCGGTCGAGTTCACCGCGCGCTCATGCTTCTATTTTTCGTCGATCCTGATCCCGCCGATGCTGAGCCAGGACCGCAACCGGATGGCGATCCTCGAATTGAAGCCGATCCCCAAGGGCGCGATCGAGCCGATGATCGAGCGGCCGCGAATGATCGAGCTCGGCCGGCGGCTTCGACGGCGAGTGATCGAGCAATGGGAGCGCTGGGAAGAGACTCTCGCCGCCTATCGCGCCGCTCTGGCCTCGACCGGGCATCAGGGGCGAAGCGGCATCCAGTTCGGCACTCTGCTCGCCTTCGCCGACCTGCTGCTCTACGACGCGGCGCCGGGCATGCCGCGCGACGGCGACGAGGACGGCAGCCTGCTCATGGAATGGGCCGAGGCGCTTCGCGCCGACACGCTCGCCGAGACCGCCGACAATGCCAGCGACAGCGAGGAGGCGTGCCATTTCCTCGCCACCTCGATGCTTCAGCTGCGCGGCGGCGACGAGCCCGAGCCGATCGCCCGCTTCATCGCCCGAGCGATCGGCAGGGACGGGGCGGACGAGCTCGCCGTCAGGAATGCGCGGCGGCGGCTCGAGAACCATGGCCTGCGCGTCGTCGGCCTGGTCGACAAGGGCGAGGGCAGGTTCGGGGTCAGGGATCCGGCGTCGGGCGACGATCTCTACGTCGCGATCGCCAACAGCCACGAGGCCCTGGCCCGGCTGTTCCGCGACAAGAGATGGGCGGACGGGGTGTGGTCGCAGACCTTCTCGCGGGTGCGCCTGGTGAACGCGGCCGGCGAGGTGATCGCCGAGGCGAAGCGGCGCGTCCAGGTGCGGATCGCGGAGAAGAGCACCAAGGCGACTTTGGTGCCGATCGGTGCGCTGCTCGACGCGGAGGAGGGGCGATGAGCTCCGTGCAGCGCCCCGGCCCGTCAGGGCTGAAACCTGCGCGGCCAGCGGCGCGCAGCGCCGCGGTACGGCCGCGCGCGACATCCCTTCGCTTCCCGGCCGCGCCCCGGCCCGCGGCCGCCGTCGCCCCGCTTCCGCCGCCTCTTTTTTTTGCGCTCGTTCCGCCCCGACCCGTTCGATGTCGATTATATTGGCTGGCCAGCGCTCACCGGAGCGGCGGGCCGGGGGGAGTGGGAACGGGAACAGCCTCGGGAACGTCGCCGGGAACACCCAAGCGGTTGAATTGTCTCACTTTATGCCATTGTTCCCAGCGTTCCCGGCCCGGACGCGCGCACGTGATACGCTCGCACGCGCGCGCGCTATGCCTTCTCTCTCTCTCTCTGGGAACATGGGAACAGAGGTATATTTCCTTGGTATTAGAAGAGGTTGGCCCGTTTCTGCGGCCGTTTCCGGGGGCCTCGGCGCCGGGAACGCGGGAACGCAAGGAGGCGCTCGGCCACTCCTCTGACCGCCTGGGCGGCGCGCGGAATAAAATAGCGCCCGGATATGCCGATTTGGGGTCCGTCGCTGGGGGTGCGCGGCGAAACTTTCGGGCCCGCGATCGCGCCCTGGGCGGCGCCGCGGCCGTCCAGGCGGCCGGGCTGGGCGCCGCCGGCGACGTCGGCCTGGCGCCGCCGATCGAGCGCGGTCGGGCCGGCGCGGCCGGATCCACGGCCGAGGGCAGGAATGGCGGTTTTCCGCCGTTTTCCGGGCCGCGGAGCGGGCATGTTGGAAGGGCCGATGTTGGAAGGCTCGCGAAAAGCGTGGCCGATCAACGCTTTGGGCTCGCCGCGCAGAAGCTTCGCAGGCTTACCGCTCCCGACCAAGGCGCCGGGCTCGAGCAGCTGCGCGGCGCCGGCGCGCGCGTCCAGCCGGCGCCGATCGCGGCCGGCCTGGCCGCCGATCTCGGCCGCGATCGCGGCGAGGCGGGGGGCACCCCCCCCATCGCCGCGCGCCCCGCCCCTTGCACCCTAATGCTGGATGTTGGCCGGATTTGGATCGAACATCGTTTCGGCCCAGCCTGCCTTCATAACCGATCGTTCGAGGGTCGAGACGGGCGCTTCGTTTGTCAGTGCGGAAGGGGGCCGGGGGGATTGTCGGGGTCCGATCGGCCTTTCGGCCGGGCTCAGGGCAGGCGCGCAGGGGCGCCGCGGTCGCGTCATTCGGCTGAAGTCGAACGGGCCGGGGTGATCTTCTTCCCGGCGGATGAGCAGGCGCCGAATGGCGGTCTCCAGACGCTAGGCGCGGCTCGGCGGCGTGTCAATTCGGGCGCGGCTCGGCGGCGTGTCAATTCGGGCGCGGGGCCGGGGGCATGATCATCGTTCGCGCCGAGCTGTGGTCGGCCGTTAGTGGCGCCGTCACCGAGCTCGCCCGCATGGGCATCGACAATGTCAGCGGCGGCGGGCGGGTTCGTGACTATCATTGCCGCACCTGGCGGGGCCGCGATGAGGCCGCGCTGACGCGGTCAATGCTGTCGAACAGCATGACGCGCGAAGGCCGGGTTGAGCGGCATCGCAGCCTCGACCTTCATGTCTGGCACCTGGTCAGCAAGGCCCTGCAGAGCATGGATTACGGCTCATGACCGCGCCCGAAACAGGCGGAGCCGGGGTGGCGGGGCAGGTGCTGGCCGAGGCCAAGGCGCTGTTCGAGGCGGCCTCGGCTGCGGAGGAGCAGCTGAGCCTGCTCGAGCCGGTGTCGGCCGAGGAGATGCTCGAGGCGCGCGAGCGGCTCGGGCCGGAGGCTGGGCGGCTGGCGCTGGTGCGCGACGCGCGCGAGGAGCGCAAGCGCGGCCGGCCGCCCGGGGCGCGCAACAAGAGGACGGACGATTTCGCGCGCTACATCCTCGGCTTCGGCCAGGATCCGGCGATCACCCTGATCCAGATCGCCTCGACCCAGCCCGAGCTGCTGATCGAGGCGTCGAAGCAGGAGAAGGTTCACAGCTTCTCGAAACTGGGCGAGGCGCGCGTCGTGACCGAGCGGATGACCTTCGCCGAGGCGCAATCGCTGCGGGTGAGGTGCGCCGAGGCGCTGATGCCGTTCATCCACGGCAAGAAGCCAGTTGTGATCGAGCACGGTTTCTCCGGCCTCGGCGACCTCGTCATCGAGGGCGTGACGCATGATCGCGAAGAGGTTCGCGGCATCGTCGATGCCGAGTTCGTCCAAGTGGAAGACCAGCGGGAGGGCCGGGAATGAGCGCCCCGCTCCGCCGCCTCAACTCGCCTGGTCCGATCGCGGATGCGTTTTTGCGGTCGCGGGCGTTCATCGTCGCGCTGATCGGGCCGGTCGGCTCCGGCAAGACGATGACAGCGGGGCAGAAGGTGCTGCGCGCCGGCGCCCTGCAGGGCGGGCGGAAGGACGAACGGGGGGTCCTTCGCCGAAAGGCGCGCGGCGGCGTGATCCGCGAAAGCTATCCGAACATTGAGGCGAATATCCTCAAGTCCTGGTTCAACATCGTCCCCGAGGAGGAGGGGAAGTTCAACTGGCGGGCTCCCTATACCCACAATTTCGGCAAGATACTTCGGCGCGAGGGCGGGCAGCGTGACGGGCAGCCGATCGACATACTCGAAATGGAAGTCGAATTTCGGGCGATCGGCGACAAGAGTGTCGAGGAGGTCACGCGGGGCTGGGAAGTCATCGTTGTCTGGATCGACGAATACGACCTACAGCCTGCCGAGCTGCTTTCTTTCCTCTCTGGCCGTGTAGGCCGCGGCGTAGATCAGGATCTGGTGGTCGATCCCCAGATCATCCTCACGCTCAACATGCCCTATATGGACAATCACTCCTATCGGCTGCTGATCGAGCGGGTCCTGGGTGAGTTCGACCCGGTCAAATATCCCGAGCTCGCCGCGGCGCTCAACGGCCGGCCCTTGCTCGAGGTGTTCATCCAGCCTGGCGGCCTCGAGACCGACGCGGAGAACATCCACAATCTGCCCGGCGGCGTGGGTTATTATCACCTGCAGATCGCGGCGAACAAGCACCGGCCCGGCTACGTCGATCGCATGATCCACAACAAACCGGTGCCGATGCAGTTCGGGCAGCCGGTCAATCCCGGGTTCAAATATAGCGAGCATGTCCGCCCGCTCGAATTCGATCCGCGGCGGAAGCTGATCATCGGGCTGGACCAGGGTCTGTTCGCCGCGGCGGTGGCGGGACAGCGCACGCCGATGGGCCAGCTGCGATCGCTGCGCGAGACCGTTTTCATGCGCGAGGACGGCAAGGCGCTGGAGAAGATCGGCCCGACCGCCTTCGGGCAGGCTCTGAAGGCGATGCTCTCCGACCACTTCCCCGACGTGCGGCCCGACTGGATCCGTGTCGTCTGCGATCCCGCGGCCTTCGCGGCCGGCGACCGGCTCGATAACGAGCATGACTGGGTGTTGGCGGTCCGTAAGGCGCTGGGCCTCCCGATCCACCGCGCGAAGAGCAACAGCCCCCAGCTGCGCAACGAAGCGATCTGGCGGGCTCAGGCGGAGCGGGACGGCTATGCCGTGGATCCCGCCTGCAGGCACCTGATCCGTGGCCATCTGGGCGGCTATCATTACCGCAAGGCCGAAATCGCCGGCGCGACCGGCGCGGAGGCGCGGGGCCACCTGGTCATCGCCGACACGATCTACACGCACGTCTGCGACGGCGAGCAATATTACGCGCTCGAGGGCGAGCATGTGATCGCCGACATCCGCGGCAAAAGCCGGCGCGAGGGGCGGGCGATCGTCAACGACAGCGATTATCCGGTTTTGGGGAGGTAGGACGATGCAGGCGGCAGCATGGCTGGTGAGCCCGCTTCTCGCGGCCACGGGACTGATTGGCAAAAAGAAAAAGGAAGAGGCTGCGCGGCCGCTGCCGATCGCATCGCGCGACACGGCGCGCGAGGAGGCGGACCGGCGCGACGAATTGCGCCGGCGGCGCGGCGGCGCGGCCGACATCGTGACCGGCGCGATGGGCGCCGAGGCCGGCGCCGGCGGGAAGCAGAGCTTGGGGAGCTGAACAGAGATCCCGGCCTTCGCCGGGATGAGGATGGAGGGTGAGACGATGGTTAAACCGACAACTGCAGAGCTGGAACAGCAGCTCGAGACGAGCGAGAAGCAGCGCGCGGCCGCGGTGAAGGCGCACGAAAAGGCCAGCGCCGATCTGGCGACCGTGACTGGTCAGCGGGACGAGGCCGCCGCGTCGGTCAAGGGATTGACCGCGCAGAACAAGGCGCAGGCGGAGGAGATCCGCGTGCTCTCGAACAGCCTCAGGGCCTATAAGAGCTCGGCGACCAGGGCCCGCAACGAGGCCCATGTCCTGCAGGGCAAGAAGCCTCCTCAGGCACGCGCGGTCACCGAGCTGCCGGCGTCGGCCGACGACGCCGAACGTCGCGCCGCCGGCGAGCGGTTCGAGAAGGCGATCTATGGCGGGCCGACGACGCTCGTCTTCTCGGACGGGAAGCGCGAGATCCGCGAGCTCGCCCCGCTGATCGTCGACGGCGGCGCCTGGCGGAGCTCGGCGCGCGGCCACCTGCTCGATCACGAGCCGCTGCTCGAGCCCGGCGAGATGGCCAAGCCGCTGGTCGAGATCGCCGGGTTCGGCCTGCTCGACGAGGCGGGCCGGCAGGTCGGCTGGTGCCCGCTGCCCGAGCCGATCGTCGTGCCGCGCAACGGCCGGGTGCAGGTCCCGGCGAACACGATCCGGTTCGCATTCTGATTTGAGGTCTGGGCCCCGGCATTCGCCGGGGTGACGTGGAGGGTTCGATGGCGGAGCAAATTCAGGACAGCGACCTGGTCAAATCGGACCTGCTCCGCCAGTCGGACATGGAGAATGAGCGGGCGCCGATCGAAGGCACGTTGCGCGATATCGAGCGGTTCTTCGATCCCGGCGCGGCCGGCGGGTTCGGCGGCGCGATGTCGTCGGCTGGCGTCGACAATTACAATTACGATGCGACCGGCATGCAGATGCTCGGCCGTTTCGACGCCGCGCTCGGCTATGTGACGACGCCCAAGAACGCGCGCTGGCACGGGACCACCGTGCTGAGCCGCGACCTCGGGCGGATCCCCGGCGTGACCCGCTGGTGCGAGCACGCGACCGACAGGCTGTTCGAATGCCGCTATGCGCCGCACGGCGGCGCCGGCACGGCGTTCAGCGGCGATCGCCGTCAGCTAGGCTCCTACGGCACCGCGCCGCTCTGGGTCGACGAATGGCGGGGCCGGGCCCTGTTCTACAAGCCCATCCACTTTTCGGAGGTCTGGGTCGACGTCGATTTCCGCGGCCGCATCGACACCGTGCATCGCAAGTTCGAATATACCGCGCGGCAGGCGAAGCAGGAGTTCGGCGAGGACAATCTGCCGCCCAAGATCCGCGAGGCCTGCGCCGATCCGAAGAAGGCCGGAGAAAAATTCCAGTTCCTGCACGTGATCCGGCCCAACGAAAGCTACGAGACCGAACGGCTGGACTGGCGGGGCAAGCCGATCGTCAGCCGCTATATTGCTATCGACGAGAAATGGATCGTCCGAAAGGGCGGTTATCACACGATGCCGATCGTCGTGTCGCGCAATTCGACCGCGCCGGGCCGCAAATATGGAAATTCGCCGGCGATGACCGTGATCGGGACCCAGCGCGGCCTCAACGAGATCGCCAGGACCATCCTGCGCGCCGGCCACAAGGCAGTGGATCCCGCGCTCGCTTTCTATGACGACGGTGACATCACCAAGCTGATCACCAGGCCCGGCGGGCTCAATCCGGGACTGGTCGACAGCGAGGGGCGCCTGCTCGTGCAGGCCATCCCCCAAGGCGGCAATCTGATGATAGGCCGCGACATCCAGGAGAGCGAACGATCGGTCGTCAAGACCGAGTTTCTGGAGGAATTCTTCAAGATACTGACCGACCCGAGCGACCGGATGACGGCGACCCAGGTGCTCGAGATGGTTTCGAAGCAGGGGGTGCTGATCCAGCCCTTCGCCGACGCCTATGAGACCGAGAAGCTCGGCGTCATGGTCGAGCGCGAGCTCGATATCCTGATGCGCGCCGGCCAGATCGACCCGATGCCGCCGGAGATGGTCGAGGCGGGCGCGAAGCCGATCATCGTCATGACCAATCCACTGGCGCGGATGGCGCGGGCGCAGGAGGCGTCTGCCTTCACGCGCTGGGTCGAGGTGGGCGTGCAGGCGGCCTCGGCCGGCAGGACGGACGCTCTCGACCGGATCGATTTCGACAGAGGCATGGCTGGCGTCGGAGAAGTGCTCGGCGTTCGGCCAAGCTGGATCCTGAGCGACGATGAGCTGGCCGAGCTTCGCCAGGCCCGCGCGCAGAAGGAGGAGGCGGTCGAGCTCGCCCAAGTCGTGCCCGACGCGGCCGCCGCGGCGCTGGATCTCGCCAAGGCGAACCAGCTGCAGGGGCAGCTGGCCGGCGGAGGAGGGATGTGAGGATGCCGGATTATTATATGGACGCAAAGCCGACCCTTCACGAGGTGTGGCCGTTCATAGTGCGGGCACAGCGCGTTCTCGGCCGTCCCGTCGCGGTCAACGTAGAAGCTATTTTGGAGCGCGGGCTCTTCGTGTTCACCGCCACGCCGGCGCCGGGCCCGACGGGCTTCTTTCAGCTGGAGGGTGGCCTGTGATGCATCCGAACCTGATCCAGCGCGGGCTAGAGGAGGCCGTGCGGCTGTTCCGGCGCAAGGTGCTGCTGCGGGCCCGGTCCTACCAGGCCGTGCTCGCGCCCCGCGGCGCCGTCGATCGCGACCGGGAGATCGTGCTCGCCGACCTGCGCGATTTCTGCCGCGCGATGACGACAACGTTTCGGCTCGACCACTGCGACGCGGCGCGCCTGCAGGGTCGGCGGGAAGTCTGGCTGCGGATCACGCAGCACCTCAATCTGGACGAGGCGAGGATCCAGAAGCTCGTGGAGATAGACGATGGTTTGGACGATTAGGGGCGGTGTTTCACGTGTGGCGCTGGCGATCGGCGCGCTGGCGGCAGAGGATTGGGCCTCGGGCTCGGTCTGCTCGATCGAGGGTGAAGACGGCGGTGCTGGCGGCGGTGCTGGCGGCAGCGATGACGCGGCTGCGGCGGCCGCGGCGGCCGTGGCGGCAGGTGGCGCTGCGGCCGCTCTGGCTGGCGGCGGCGGTGGGGACGAGGCGGCCGCGGCAGCGGCGGCCGCCGCTGGCGGCGGCGCGGATCCCGAATGGCTGGCGAGCCTGTCGGCAGACGGCGGCGACGCGGAGAACCCGTCGACCAGGGATTGGGTGAAGTCGAAAGGCATCAAGACGCCCGACGATCTGGCGAAGGGCTATCGCGAGCTCGAAAAGGCGCACCGCGCGAGCGGCAAGATCGTGGTGCCTGGCGAGGGCGCCAAGCCCGAGGAGATCGCGGCCTTCCACAAGGCGATCGGGGTTCCGGAGAAGGTCGAAGGCTACACGTTCGAGACGCCCGAGGGCGCCGAGCTCGACAGCGATATCGTGACGCCGCTGCGCGAGGTGGCTCTGAAGGCCGGCGTGCCGGCGGCGGGCTTCAAGGCGCTGGCCGAGGGGCTGGTCGCCGTGCAGCTCGACCAGCTCGAAGCGCTGAAGGCGACCGAGGATGCCGACGCGGCGGAATGGCTGAAGGCGCAGGGCGCGCAGAAGGACGCCAAGCTCGCCGCTGTCACCACTGCGATGCGGGCGCTCGAGCTGAGTGCGGCCGACGTAGCGGCGATGCAGCGTGGTTTCGGGCTGCAGGGCAAGCCGGGGTCGGCCAAAGTGCTCGGCCTGCTCGCCAGGCTGGGCGACGGCATGGCCGAGGATGCCCTGCTCGGCGGCGACGGCAAGCGCCGGTTCGGGATCACCGGGCCCGAGGCGCAGGCCGAGATCGACAAGCTGACCGTTGACACCGATTTCGGCGCGAAGCTGATGGCCAAGGATCCGGCGGCGGTCGAGCGCTGGAACCGGCTCAACGCCGCCGTCGCCGCGCATAAGGAGCAGGAAGCGAGGAAGCTGGCGGCGGCTTGATTTTCGCGGTTTTTGGAATTAGCGCCGGCATCGCGCTAACTCTTGACAAGGGGCCGGGTTCCATGCGAACTCCGGCCCCATTCAGGGCCCCATCAAAGTAACACTTTGATGGGGCCCGCAGCGCCCGCCAAGCCTGAGACGGCCCGGGATCTGATGTGGAAGCATCCGCCGATCGCAGGCGTAAACTGATAGAGCGGCCGGACCTCCTGGTCCCCAAGCCCTTCGCAATCCGGATCAACCGTTTTGTTGGAGGGCGCCATGAGCGACCAAGTACCGACCACCTTCGTCACCCTTTTCGAGAACAATATGCGGCTGGCGCTCAACCAGCATCAGTCCCTGCTGTGGCCGCTGCTGCCGGAAAAGACCGGCACGGGCAGCGAGAAGAAGCAGCTCGACGACATCGTCGGCATGGTGAAGAGCCGCAAGGGCTCGGACGACGGCCGGCACGGCGACGTCGAATATGCCAACACGCCGCACGATCGAGTATGGGTCGCGAAGCCCGATTTCCATTATTACGCCGATCTCGTCGACAATAACGACCAGGTGCAGGCGATGATCTCGTTGACCAGCGGTTACATGGAAACCGCTCGGACGACGATCAACCGCGGCAAGGACGACGAGGTCCTGGCCGGCTTCTTCGGCTCCATGATTACCGGCAAGGCTGGCACGACGACTTCGCCGTTCCCGAGCGGCAACGTGGTCGGCGCCGACGTCGGCGGTGTCGCCGCGACAGCGACCGGCATGAACATCGCCAAGTTGCGCGCTGCGCGCAAGCTGGTCGCCGAGAACTTCAATGACATGAACGCCCAGCGGTTCATGGTGCTCACCGCGGACGACACCGACCAGCTGCTCAACGAAATGCCGGTCACCTCGCGGGATTTCGGCGCCGAGGGCGGCGAGCTGCGCGACGGCAAGTTGCGCAAGCTGATGGGCTTCACGTTTGTCGACATGGAGACTGACAATCCGTTGCTCCACAATGCGGCGCTGGTCGACGCCGGCAGCGGCAACCGCAAGACGCCGTTCTGGGTGCAGGGCGGCCTGGTCCGGGTGCCGTGGTGGGACATCAAGACGTCGATCGACCCGCTGCCCCAGAAACACCACTCGATCCAGGTCTACGCCTCGTTCTGCGGTGCGGTGACTCGGACCGACGACCGCAAGGTCGGTTACGTCCTCAACAAGGTCCAGTAGCGCGCGTGGGGCGGGTCGCGCGCGAGCAGGGCGCGCGACCCAAACCCCGAGCGGACTGAGCAATTTGGGCCCTCCGGCCCGGGAGACAGACAATGGCGACTTTCTACGGCACCACCTTCACCGGCTCTCCGCTCGATGCGGCGGCCGTCCCTCCTTACTCGATCCCGAGCAGCGCGCTCGTCACCGGCAAGCAGCGCTGCACCACCGAGATCTTCACCATGGCCGCCCAGGCCTCGGGCAGCATCCTGGTGCTCGGCAAGCTGCCGGCGGGCGCGGTGTTCAAGGGCGTGCGGATCACCGCCAGCGCCTCGGCCGGCGCGACCGCGACGATCGCGATCGGCATCGCCGGTTCGACCGCCAAGTACAAGGCGGCGGCGGTGTTCACGGCGGTCGACACGCCGACCCTCTACGGCAAGGCCTCGGCGATGGCGCAGGGCCCGCTGGCGGCGGAGGAGACGGTGATCGCGACGATCGCCGCCGACGCGCTGGCGGCGGCCGGCACGCTTGTCTTCGAATTGTTCTTCACCGCGCCGGCGTAAAGTTTCGGCGGACGTTGGAGGCGCCCGCCGGAGCCACGAGCCCGGCGGGCGCAGTTTTTGAAGCGGGATCCCGGCCTTCGCCGGGACAGGCGGGAGAGGCGGAATGGCGGTCCAGATCAAGCTCAGCATCAAGCGCGGCCAGCGGGCCCAGCATGTCGTCGTCGCCGCCGGCGCGACGATCGCCGGCGGCGACGCCATGTTCCTCAACATCGACAGCGACCTGTTGTCGAAAGGCGAGGCGCTGCAGCAGCTCGAGGAGCTGAGGAAGCATATCCACCAATCCCCGTGGCCGCAGACCGCCGCCTGATCCGAAAGTCCAAAAGTGATCGACGTCGCGATCGCCAATCTGACGCTGCAGAAGATCGGGGCCCGCGACCAGCTGGTCGACCCGGACGAGAAAAGCCATGCCGGCCGCACGCTGCGGGCGAGCTGGGACCTGATCCGCAAGATCTGTTTGCGCGAGCTCACCCCGACTTGCGCGAAGCGGCGCGCCGAGCTGCCGGCGCGCGAGATCACGATCGCGCGGCCGGTGATCGGCTTTTCGAACGCCTATCCGGTGCCGGCGGGCTTCCTGCGACTGCTCGAGGTGCTTTCGCCGGCCATGTCGCGCGCGGACTACCGGCTGATCGGCGAGGACGTTTCGGGCTTCGAGATCCTCGCCGATTGCAGCGGCGGGCTCGGCGTCGAATATGTCATCGACCTCGCCGATCCGGCGCGCTGGGACCCGCTCTTCCTGCAGAGCTTCGCCGACCGGCTCGGCTGCCAGATCGCCGACCGCATCACCTGCGACCTCGATCGGGTCCGACGCTGCCAAAGCGATTACACCGCGGCGCGCAAGGCCGCCGGCGGCGCGGACAGCAAGGAGCAGCCGCCGATCGAGCATGAGGACAGCAGCTGGCTGACGGCGCGCCACGGCTGGTGGGAAGGCAGGCCGCCAAATGTCTGAGCGCCTCACCGATGGATCGGCCCGCTGATGGCCGACCAGCACATCAACCCGATCTACAACAACTTCAACGGCGGCGAGATCTCGTCCCGGATGCAGGGCCGGACCGACACCGCCATCTATCCGATCTCACTCGCCGAGATGATCGGTTTCGCGCCGTCGGTCGAGGGGCCGGCGGTCAAGTGTCCGGGCTTCCGCTACATCCGCGCGGCGGCCGCCTCGGCGGCCTGGCTGTCGCCGTTCGTCTTCTCGCGGACCCAGGCCTATGTGCTGGAATGGGGCGAGCAGCTCTTGCGCTTCTACACCAATGGCGGCCGGATCGAGGCTGGGGCGGAGGAACCCTACGAGCTCGCAATTCCCTACGCCGCGGCCGAGGCGCCCTTCGTCTCCGCCCAGCAGAGCTACGACCGGCTCTATCTGGCGCACCGGGCGCACGCGCTGGCGTCGCTGACCAGGCTGACCGCGACGACCTTCTCTTTTGCCGCGCTCGAGCTCGAGAACGGGCCGTTCGGCGACGTCAACAAGGACGAGACGCTGAGCGTCGCCTTCACCGCCTCGTCGGGGGCGGCGACCGCTTATGCGAGCGGCGCGATGTTCCTCGAGGAGCATGAAGGCTCGCTCTTCTTCGTCGAGACGCGCGACACCGCCGAGACCCCGCAATGGCAGGCCGGTCTCGAGGTCTCGGACGGCCAGCTGCGCGCCTCGGCCGGCGGCGTCTACCTCAAGATCGGCGGTGCCGACCGGACCGGCGACAAGGCGCCGTCGCACCGCGAGGGCGCGGCCTGGGACGGCGACGGCGCCGGCACCGACGTCAATGGCGACGGCCCCTATGGCGCCCAGTGGCTGTTCGTCCACGGCCGGTTCGGCATCGTGAGGCTCGACACCTATGTCGGCCCGACCCAGTTCGAATGCACCGTGATCAAGCGGCTGCCGGACAGCGCCGCGGCGGCCAATGCCTATGCCGACCCCGGCGGCGTCATCGATTACGAGCCGCCTTATTCGGGCGACGACGACACCGGCTTTTTCCCGAACTGGAGCGTCGATCCCGAGACCGGCGAGTTCACGCCGATCGCGCCCGGCTCCGGCGGCTTCACGCCGCCGACCGGCGCCGCCGGAAGCCAATATCCGGGCAGCTGGCGCTGGGCCCACGCCGCGATCTCCGACGCCGCCGGCTGGCCCGTCGCGGTGCTTCTCGCCTGGGGGCGCCTGGTCCTGTTCACCGATTTCGAGATCATCGGCTCGGTGGTCGGCGATTATGCGGGGGGGCGGGCCAATTTCGCCGAATATGCCGACAACGACGCCGCCACGGTCGACATGGCGTTCCGCCGCCGGCTCTCGATCTCCAACCCGGTGATCTGGGCGCGCGAGGACCGCGGCAACATATTGGTCGGCACCCAGGACGGCGAATATCTGATCGGCCCGATCAATCCCTCGGCGATCGTCTCGGCCGAGAACATCCAGTGCGTCAAGCAGACCCGGCACGGCTCGGCCGCCGTCTTCCCGATCGACGCCGCCGGCGAGACGATCTTCGTCCAGAAGGGCGGACGGGTGCTTCGCCAGGCCACTTATTCGTTCGAGCGCGACCGCTACGCCGCCTTCGACCTCACCGTGTTCGCCCGCCACGTTTTGGAAACGGGCTGCGTCCAGCTCGCCTACGAGCAGGACAGCGAGGAGATGCTCTGGGCGCTTCGCGCCGACGGCGTCCTCGCCGCCCATCCGCACGCGCCCGAGCCGAGCAAGGACATCAAGGGGTTCGCGCGCCGGATCCACGCGGCCGGGCCGGTGCTTTCGACCTGCTGCGTTCCGAGCGAGGACGGAACGCTCGACGAGCAATGGATCCTGGTCGAGAATGAAGCGACCGGGGCGAAGAGCGTCGAGCAGCGAGCGCCCTGGTGGGTCGAGGGCGGGCCGAAAGGGACCGCCTTCTTCGTCGACAGCGGCGTGACGGTCGAAAGTCCGGCGAGCCTTACTTTGACCGGCCTGGGCTGGCTGGCGGGCCGAGCGGTCGGCGTGCTCAGCGACGGCGCCGTGATCCGCGGGCTCAGCGTGACGGCGGGCGGCGCGCTGACCCTGCCGCCCATGGCGCAATTGCCCGGGACCGTGACGGTCGGCCTCAACTATCGCGCCTCGTTCAGGACGCTGAAGCCCGAGCTGCGCGACCCGCGCGGCAACACCATGCAGGGCAAGATGCAAAAGCTGTTCAGGCTCGCCCTGCGCCTGCTCGAGACGCTCGGCGTCCGGGTCAGCGCCCAGGCCGGGGTCGAGGACGAATGGCTTCAGCGCGGCATCGACGTGCCGATGGGCGAAGGCCCGGCCTTCTTCTCGGGCGACAAGGAGCGGGAGGTCGACGGGCAGTGGGACCGCGAAGGCCAGTTCGAGCTGATCAGCGAGGATCCGGTGCCGTGCATCGTGGTGGCGGCGATGCCGCGGCTGGCGGTGAGCGAATGATTACGTCTCAAAGTGGTACTTTGAGCCGGTTAGGCGGCGGGGAGCGGGTGCGCTTAGACAAGCCTCGCCCCACTAACGCAGCAAGGGATGGCTACGCCCGGCAGCTCGAAAGAGCGGCCCGCCGGCAACGTTGCAAAGCCATAGGACTGAGCCGGTCGGCCGCCGCCTCGGCCACCCGCCGTCGACTCATTGCCGCCCGCGGAGATCGGCCATGACCGTGAGCTTCCGCGAGATGTTGGCAGGCGACGTGGTGCAGCTGGTGCTGCAGCGCTCGCAGCATGTCACGCTCGGGCTGGCTCGGCCGGTGCTCTCCTATGAGGATGGCGAGGAGCTGGCGGAGGGCGGGCCGGCCTGGTCGGCGCTCGGCGCCGACGGCCGGATGCTCGCCTGCTTCGGCGCCAGATATCTCTGGCCGCCGGCGGGCGTTTTCACCGGCCATGCCGTCGCCTGGGCTTTGCTCGCCGAGGGGATCGGCGCCGCCCATCTCGCGATCAGCCGCTTCTGCGCGGCTCGGATCGCCGAGAGCCCGATCGCCCGGATCGAGGCGATCGTCCGCGCCGACGTCGCCGCCGAGGCCTGCTGGGCCCGGCTGATCGGATTGCGCCGGCGGGCGCTGCTGAGGCGCTGGGGTCCGCAAGGCGCGCCGCATCTGCTCTACGAGAGGGTGATCCCCGTTCGGGCTGCCCCGCAGCCCGACCAGCGAGGGGATCACTAATGCAGGCGCTCCCGATGGTGATCCAGGCCGGCGGCAGCCTGATCCAGGGCATCGCCGGCTATAGGGCTGGCCGCGCGGGCAAGCGCGCGGGCGAGGCCAACGCCGTCAACGCGCTCAACGAGGGCGCCGCCGAGGCCGGCGACATAAGCGACAGCGCGCGCGAGGCGATGGGCGAGCAGATCGGCAGCCTCGCCGGCAACGGCTTCGAGATCGGCACCGGCTCTGCGCTGACCCGGCTCGAGGAAAGCGCGATCGCGGCCGAGATGGACATCCAGAACGCGCGCCGAAAGGCCCGCGGCCGAGCGATCGCCTATCGCGAGCAGGGCCGGAACGCCGCCGCCGAGGGCACGAGCCGGCTTCTGGGCGGCTTCTTCGGCGCCGCCGGCGCGATCGCCAATCACCGGCGCGACTATGCGGCAGCGCAGAGCGAGTTCGGCTTCACAGGAAAGAAGGGCTGATGGCGGTCGCACCGACCCAGGGCTATCGCCGCCAGCTCGGGCCCGGCCAAGCCGCACCGCGCGCCGGCGCGTCGCCGGAAGCCTATGGCGCCGGCGTCGGGCAGGCGATCGAGCGCGTCGGCGCCGAGTGGAGCGAGGACGATCTGCGCGCCGAGCGGCTGGAATTGCAGCGGCGGATGGAGGCCGAGGCGGCGCGATCAGGCAAGGACTATGCGCAGCTCGAACTGGACGTCGACGAGATGGTCGAGCAAGTCCGGGCGCAAAATCCCGGCGAAGCGGTCGGCCATGCCGAGACCATCGAGCAGCGGGTCAACGAGCGGCTCGGCGCCTTCCTCGGCACGATCCAGAACGACCGGGTGCGGCAGGCCTTCGAGGCGCAGGGCGACAACCTCCTCGTCCGCACGATCGGCCGGGAGCGCGCCTGGGCAGGCGGGCAGCGCGCCGGCTATCAGGCGCGCATGCTGGCCGAGCAGGGCCGCATCCATGTCGGGCAGTTGTCGCGCGGGTTCAACCAGCAGCAGCTCGACGCCTTCAACCAGAGCATAGCCGTCACGGCGGACATGATGACGGGCATTCCCGCGAACAATCGCGCCGAGGCGGTGTTCGCGCTGCAGCGGGACAATGTCCGCGCCTCGTTGAACGTGCTGCAGCTGCAGGATCCGCAACGGCTGATCGGGCTGATCGAGCAAGGCACTTACAACCGTTTCCTGACCGAAGGCGACATCGACACGTTGCGCCAGGGCGGGGTCGTGGAAATCCGGCGCCAGGAGAATGCGCGCCAGGAGCTGGTCAACCAGCAGCGCGCCGAGCTCCGCGAGGACATCGGCATCATCCAGGCGCAGATCCGCGACGGCATCCCCGTCGACGATGCGACGCTCGAGCGGCTGCAGCAAGCGGCAGGGACCGCCCAGCTCGACCGGCAGGAATATGATGTCGGTGTCACGCGCATCCGCAACCTGACCAACCGCGACCTGCGCGGCCGCCGCCCCGAATGGGTCGAAGGCGAGATCAACCGGCTCTCCGCGCTGGGCGACGACATCTCGCCGGACGATGCCGTTCGCCTGGATCAGCTCAAGGCCAGGCAGGAAGCGCATGCCGAGGAGTTCCGCCGCAACCCGGGCGGCTTCGCTTCGTCGAACGGCGATCGGCCGCCTCCCGTGGATTGGGCCAATCCAAGCCAGGAGGCGCTGCAGGGGCGCCGTCGCTGGGCGCGCCGGACGTGGGGCAATAGCGGGCAGCAGACCGGCATCTACACCAGCGAGGAGGCGGCGACGCGCACGGCCCTTCTCGATGACGGCACGGCCGCCCGCGCCGAGCTCGCGGCGATGATCGTGCGCGACGCCGGCGACGATGGCGGCCTCATTCAGGCTACGGCCCGGCAGGTCGCGCCCCGCGACGAACCTTTCCAGATGGCCCTGCGTCTCGGCACGTTGCCCGTCGTCGGCCCGCGCCGCATGCGCGACGCGCTGGCCGGCGCGGACGCGCTCGCGGCCAATCCGAGCCTCTGGAACCAGGACAAAGCGAACGAGGTGATCGCCGAGGTGGCGCCGGCGCTGCGGTGGCTGCCGGAGGCGACGCGCGCCGCCATCGTGCAGACGACGCGCAACCTCTATGGCGCCCAGGCTTCGCGGCACGGCCACACGGCGTGGAACGAGGACGCCTATCGAATGGCGTTCCACCAGGCGGTCGGCGCGGTCGGCGAAGGCGAAGGGATGACCGGGGGCTTTCGCGAGTTGCGGTTCGGCCGCCAGCGCGCGCTGGTGACGCTGCCGGTGGGTTGGACGCAGGCGCGGTTCGAGGCGGCATGGTTCGGCATCACTCCTCAGGCCGCCGTCGACGCAGCGAACGGAGTGCCCGTCAGGCCGGACGGCAGGACGGCGATAACCCGCAACGAGTTCCTCGGCATGGTTCCGGTTCCGGTCGCCAATGGCCGCTACATATTGTGGACCGGCTCCGGCTTCGTCGGCCGCCGCGGCGGCGGGCGCTACATGATCGACGTCGGCCGGCTGCCGCGCGGCAGGGGACGCGCGCCGGTTCGCGGCGTTGGCGTCGGGAGGGTGTTCTGATGCTGCAGCAGGCCAACCCGCTGAGCTGGGACGAGGAGCTTCCCGAGGCGTTGACGCCGATCGGCGCGCCCGAGCCGAGCACCGGCATTCTCGAAAACCTCGGCGCGATGTTCGAAGAGAGGCTGCTGGTCGGCAACAGCAACGCGGAGGCGGGGCGCTTCCGCGAGGGCTATGATGTCCTGCTCGATGCGATCAACGAGGGCAGGCCGCGAGGCCAGCGGTTCGAGAACCCGGAAAGCGTCGCCCCGGGGCGCCACCTGCAGATCGCCAATCGGGGGCGGGCGCAATCCCGCGCCGAGGCCGAAGCCTTGATCTTCGCCGAGATCGCTCGGCGCCGCCGGACCGATCCTCGCTTCCTGGCCGGCATTCCGAACACGGCGGACGAATATCGCGAGCAGATCAACGCTCCCGCTCGGGCCCGCCTGGCCGAGATCCACGACGTACAAAGGCGGGCGACGACGCTTGGCACAATCGGAGGGTTTGCCGGCGGCATGGCCGGGTCGCTGCTCGATCCGCCGGTCGCGGTGACGCTGCCGTTCGGCGGTTTCGGTCGCGCCCCGTTTCAGCGCATCCTTACCGAGGGATTGGTCAGCGGAAGCGTGGAGCTGGCGCTGCAGCCATCGGTCGCGCACAATTATCGGACGCTCGGCGTCGATTACGGGCTCGGCGACGCCGCGATCTCGGTGCTCATGGCGGCGACCGGCGGCGCGGCCGTGCGCGGCCTTTTCGAGGGCGCGCGTCCGGCAGGCCGCATCCTCGGCCGGGTCTATGACCGCACGGCCGAGGCGACGTTCAACGCCGTCCCCGAAGCGTTGCAGCGGCGCTGGGCCGACGCGGGCACGTTCGAGGGCAGGCGGATCCTCGAAGGCTTCCGGCGCGCCGTGCCGGAAGACGAGTGGTTGCCCGACGAGCGAGCGGCCGTTGCCGTGATCGAGCGCAACGCCGAAGTGCGCGAAAGCTCGCCGTTCGCGGCCGACCATGCCGGCGACGCCGAGCATCTGCGGCGGCTGTCGGTGGCGCTCGACGCGCTGACCGACGATATGCCGCCGCCGCTTTCCGCTCGGCTGCGGGCAGAAGCGGCGCTGCCCCCGGGGCCGCTGCCCGAAGCTTCGATCCCGCGCTCCGTCTCTTCACGTGGAACATCGGCGGCGCGGGAGCAGCTCAAGGCGCGCATCCGCAGGGCGGAGAGCGGCGGCGACGATGCGGCGCGCAATCCACGCTCGTCGGCGACGGGGCGCTATCAGTTCGTCGACAGGACCTGGCTCAGGCTCTACCGCCGCCGCTACGCCAGCCAGGGTCTCAGCGACGGCGAGGTGCTGGCGCTACGGCGGGACCCCCGGCTGCAGGAGCAATTGATGGACGATCTCACCGCCCATAACGGGGCGGTGCTGCGCCGGCACGGCCATGAGGAGAGCGCCGGCAACCTCTATCTGCTGCATTTCGCCGGGGACGGCGGCGGCGTGGCGCTGCTGCGCGCGGCGCCGGACACTCCCGCCGGTCGGGTTCTCGGCGCGGCGGCGATCGCCGCCAACCCGCATTTGCGAGGGCGTACGGCGGCCGACGTGATCGCCTGGGCGCACCGCGCCGTTGGCGGCGACGCCCCGGCGCCGGCGCGCTTGGGCGGCGGCAATGCCGCGCCCGGACTGGCGCGCGAAGCCGAGCCGGCAATGGCCCGCCGCGACCCCGAGCCGAGCGAGGATTGGCGCGAGGCGCTGGAGCGCCTGCAGGACGAGGCGGCCGACGAAGCGCCCGTGGTGATGGCCGAGCCGCTGCCGTCGCTGCGCCGCGACCTGTTCGAGAGCGACGAGGATTGGGCCGAGGCGCAACTCAGGTTCAACCGCGAACTCGACCAACCCGAGGAAATTGCCGCTTCCATGGGCGTAAACGGGCCGCCAGCGCGCGAGACGGCGGCGCCGGCCCCGGAAGGCCGCTCGGCGGACGCCGAGCCTGAGCGGGCTTCTGCGACGGTGCCGAAGCGGGCGACCGATGTGGCCGGCAATGCGTATCCGATGCGCGGCGAGGAGCTGCCGTCGGCGGGTCTGGCCCCGGCAAATTTGAGTGAGCATGGCGTCGTCTATGTCGGCCGCCGAAACACCATTCATTTCCTGATCGACGAAGCCTTCCCCCACACGCCGGAGCGAGGAGATTGGGCAGAGGTCGGTTTCATCTCGCCGCGCGGCGAGTTTCTGAGCCGCGAGCAGGCCCTCGATTGGGTGGATCGTAATGAAGGCCGGGTGAGCCCCTCTGACAATATGGAGGGCCAGCTCGACGCCCTCGACTACAGAGAGCAGATCGGTAGCCGCCGCCAAGAGATCGACAGCCCGGCGCTGGCGCGGTTCGATGCGCCCGACAGCGAAGGCGTGCGCGCGCAGATCGCCAGCATCGAGCACGATTTGAAGATAGACGCCGAGGCGGGCGCCGGGCCGGCCTTCCGCCTCGGCGAGGAAGGCGACGAATTGTCGGCCGCGCGCGTGCTCGACGAAGCCGATGCGGAGCTGGGCTTCGCCAACCTGCTGAAGGGGTGCCTGTGAACGTCCCCACGAACAAGCTCGCGGGGGCCCCGGAATGAGCCTCGAGCGCTGCATCGTCGACCTCGAGAAAGAGGGCAAGCTGACGCCCGATCAGGCCGAGCGGGCGCGCGAAGTCTATGGACGGCTCCGGCGCCACCACGAGCGCAGCATGGGGCCGGTCTCGGCGGAGGCGCTGGCGAGCGCCGATGCGGTCGCGGCGATCGAACGCGACGCCTTGCTCGCCAAGCGCGACGCGCTGCTCCAGGTCGCGGCCCAGAAGCGGATCATCGCCGACATGGCGTCGTTCAAGGGCAAGAGCCGCGGCCGGGCCGCCGCCGCCCTGTTCGATCATGACGGCCAGGCCCCCTACCTCAATGTCGAGGCGCTAAGGCGGACGATCGTCGGCCGCGCCCATGCCAAGATGCCCGCCATCCTGGAGCGCCACCGCCGCAACCTCGCCGGGGCCGTGCGCAACACCGACGATCTGGGCGACCTGGTGCGCGAGGCCAAGGGGCGGGACACCGGCAACCTCAACGCGCGCGAGATGGCGGACGCGTTCTGGCAGGTCGCCGAGGATCTGCGGCTTCGGTTCAACGCCGCCGGCGGCAAGATCGGCAAGATCGAGGGATGGTTTCCGCAGACGCACAGCTCGGCAAGGGTGCGAGCCGCCGGCTTGGAGGAGTGGCGCCCGTTCGTCCTCGGCGATGTCGAGGGGACGACGATCCCGGTGTTCGAGCGGTCGAGGATGATCGACGAGGCGACCGGGAAGCCGTTCGACGACGAGACGCTGGCCCTCGTCCTGGGCGACGTGTTCGAGACGATCCGCACGGAAGGCTGGGCGGGGCGCGCCCCGAGCGGCGCGGGCGGCGGCAAGAAGCTGGCGAACCGGCGGGCCGACCATCGCTTCCTTCATTTCACGCCGGAAGGCTGGCTCGCCTACCAGGCCCGGTTCGGCGACGGCGGCGAGGCAGCGCCGTTCGACGCGATGATGGGCCATGTCGAAGGGATGGCGCGCGACACCGCCCATATGGAGATATTGGGCCCGAACCCGGCGGCGACGGTGCGCTGGTTGAAGGACGGCCTGATCAAGGACGCGCAGGTCGACGCGGACCCGGCGGGCGGCCTGATCGACAAGGCGAAATTCGGCGCGCTCCGCATCCAGCAGCTCTACGACACCACGTCCGGCGCGCTGAACTCGCCGGTGAGCACGAAGTGGGCGCGCCGCTTCGGGACCTGGCGCTCGCTCAACGTCTCGCAATTCCTCGGCGGCGCCGTCCTCTCGGCGCTGACCGACACCGGCTTCCAGGCGATCACGCGCGCCTTCAACGGGCTGCCGGTGACGGGCGCGCTGACCGGCTATCTCAAGCTGCTGACGCCGGCCAACAAGGCGAACCAGCGGATCGCGGTGCGGCTCGGGCTGATCGCCGAGGAGGCGAGCAAGATGGGCACGGCCCAGCAGCGCTATCTGGGCGAGAGCATCGGCCATGAATGGGCGCGGCGGCTGGCGGACGGGGTGCTGCGCGTCTCGGGCCTCTCGCCGTGGACGCAGGCCGGGCGCTGGGCGTTCGGAATGGAATTTCTCGGCCATCTCGCCGACAATGTCGAGGTCCGGTTCGACGCGCTGTCAGGGCCGCTCCGGCGCGCCCTGGAGCGCTACGGCCTCTCCGCCGACGATTGGGACATCATGCGCTCGGCGCCGCTCTACGAGCATAAGGGCGCCAGCTTCATGCGGCCCGAGGACATCGCCGCGATGGAAGGCCAGTGGGGGCCGGAGAAAGCGGGCAAGCTGGCCGACCGGCTGCTGGCGATGGTGCTCACCGAAACCGATTATGCGGTGCCGGTGGCGTCGGTCCGCGCCCGCTCGCTGATGAGCTGGGGCCAGCCCGGCACCTTCGCCGGCGAAGCGAGCCGCAACGCCTTCCTGTTCAAGAGCTTCGGGGTGTCGATGCTGCTGAGCCACGGCCGGCGGATGATGAGCCACAAGCCGTTCGAGGCGGCGGTGTACGGCGCCGGGCTGTCGATCACGCTGACCATGCTCGGCGCGCTGGTCGTGCAATCGAAGGAAATCAAGAGGGGCCGCGATCCCTTGCCGATGGCCGACGCGCCGGAGTGGAACGAGGAGAAGGGGCGGTTCGAAGGCGGCTTCTGGGCGCGGGCGATGTTCCAGGGCGGCGGCTTCGGCATCTTCGGCGATTTCGCCGCCGCCGGCACGAGCGGCCGCACCGGCAGCCTGGCCGAGGCGGTGGCGGGGCCGGTGGTCGGCACGGTCGGCGACGCCTTCCGCTACGGCGCCGGCACGATGGAGGAGGCGGACGTCGCGCGGCGCTACATTCCGGGCGGCTCGATCTGGTTCCTGGACCTCGTCAAGGAGCGGCTGTGGATCGACGAGCTGCGCAGCTGGACCCACCCCGATTACCGCGACAGCCAGCGCCGGGTCGAGAGGGCCGCCGAGCGGCAGGGGCAGGGCATGTGGTGGGGGCCGGGCGAGGATGCGCCGGAGCGCGGGCCGGATTTCGGGACCGCGCTCGAGGAGGCGCCGGAATGAACGTGTTTCCAAAGGGTGTCGCTAATATGGACCCCCTTTACTGTATCAATACAGTAAAGGGGGTGCACATTGTGCATACCCCTTGGTCACAAAGAGGTGCCATCCTGTTTCGCGCGCCGTCGGCGGATCAGCTTCGCAATACCAAACGCGGCAAAGAACACGACACATGTGAAGACAAGATTTCCCCCGAAGCTGATCGCGACGGTCTCGACTGTGATTTCGTATTCGAACCCAAGATCACTGGCATTTCCATATTCGATGAGGGTCCTCAGCGTCATAGCGATCACGACGTATGCCAGTATGAATATGATCGCGTCGGGCCACACCTTTTTGATCGTCGACGCGGCCGCCAGGATGATGAGCAGGCCAAGCATCGCACCCCCCTTGCCAACCGAGTCCCGAGCGCGCATTCTAGCAGGTGCTTGGTAAATCCCAAGCCGGAGATTGGAAACTCCGCAATCATTGAGCACGACCGGCCCCACGTTACGGGGCTCACAATCTATGGTCGGGCGTGCGCGGGAGGCCCTCGGGCCTGCCGTTTGCTCAGTGAGCGGTTTTCCAACCCGTCACGTCCGGCCACCAGATTGGAAACTGGAGCCGGACGGTCACTCTCACTGAGGAGACCGTCATGACCGACGCTCTTGTAAGCTATCAATTCGACGAAAATCCGGTCCGTGTGGTGATGATCGCGGGCGATCCCTGGTTCGTTGCGACCGATGTCGCGGCGGTTTTGGGGTATCGCGACGCCTTCAACATGGCTCGCAACCTCGACGACGACGAAAAGGGTACTCACATTCTGAGTACCCTTGGCGGTCACCAGGACATTTCGATCGTCTCTGAGAGCGGCCTGTACGCCGCGATCCTCAAATCCCGCCGCGCCGAGGCGCGCCGGTTCCGCAAATGGGTCACGTCCGAGGTGCTGCCGAGCCTGCGCCGCGATGGCAGCTACGCGCTGGCGGGCCATGAGCGCTACGAGGAGCTGCCCAACGATTACGATCCGACGCGGCTCACCGCCGCCGTTGCGGTGGTGAGGGAGGCGCGGCGGCTCTACGGGCCCGCCGGCGCGCGCCGGATCTGGACCCGGCTCGGGCTGCCGCCCGCCGTCGCGGAGAGCAAGCCCAATGCCGATGAGCCTTTGGCCGAGCCGCTCAAGCTGTGGATGGCCGAACATCAGAGCGCGACCGTCGCCGAGGCCGCGGCCGGGCTCGGCATCGCGCCCGAGGACCTCGACACTTCGACCAGGCTTCGGATCGGCTCGCTGCTGACCGTGCTCGGCTGGGAGCGCCGCCAGCAGCGGCGCGGCGACTGGAACGGCAAGGTCTGGTTCCGTCCCTCCGGCGAGGGAGAGGCATGATGACCGACGATATCGGGCCATGCCCGCGCGACACCGAAGAGCAGGCCGCCATGGTGCTGGGCGCGCTGCGCTGCCTCGCCGACCTCGTCAGCTATCAGGCGCGCGGTTGCGACGTCCAGGCCGAGAACCTCGGCTGCATGCTGACGCTGATCACCGAAGAAGTGGAGAAGGTGCTGCCGATCGAGAAAGCCAGCAAGCACCCCCGGGCCTTCAACGACGATGGATAGGAGCAGAAAATGACCGTCGCCGCATTGCCGACGCGCGCCACCTATGTCGAGACCGGGGATCCGGCGACGCTCTACGCCATCCCGTTTCAATATCTGGCGGCCTCGCAGATCGTCGTGTCGCGCTGGGTCGCCGGCGTCGAGAGCGCCGTCTCCGCTTATGCGGTGACCGGCGACGGCAAAGCGGCGGCGCCGACCGGCAAGGTCCAGCTCGCGGCGGGCGTCGCCGGAGCGACGCTCGAGATCCGGCGAGTGACGCCCAGGACCCAGCCGACCATCTATACCGACCGCGACGATTTCCCCAATGCCAGCCACGAGGACAGCGCCGACCGCAACGCGATGAGCCAGCAGGAGCAGGACGCGGCGCTGGCGCTGACCCTGCGCGTGCCGCGCGGCGAGGCGCAGAGCGAGCTGGTGCCGGCGGCCGAGCGGACCGGCGGCGGGCTGGTGCTCGGCCCCGATCCGACCACCGGCGAGATCGTGCTGCTCGACGTCGGCGAGGAATGGAAGGGCGATCCCGGCGGCAACATCCTGGCGATCGGCGCATTTTCGATCCTGCCGACGCTCGATATTCCCGCCGGCGTCGACCGGATCGCGACGACGAAAGCCTATCCCGGCGGCGGCGGCGCGGCCGATTACGTCCTCGACGCATCGCAGGATGCGATCACCGCGCGCGGCGCCGATCTCGCCGCCATGGGCGTCGCCAACGACTTGACGGCGCCGGCGGCGGAGGCGGCGATCGCCGCGTTCGAGCTCCGGTTCCGGCGCGCCGACGCAGCCGGCAAGGTCTTCACGCTGGCCGGATCGAGCCAGCGCGCCGAGCCGTTCCGGCTGTCGACGGACAGCGACGCGCAATGGCTCCAGGCCTGGTGCGATTATCTTTCGCTGTGGCGCGGCGACGGCGAGGTCGGCCTCGGCACCTTCACGCTCGACAACAGCCTGTTCGTCACCCGCGGCTTCAAGGACGGCGCCGACGCGGTCTGGACGCGGTCCAGGCTGCGCGGCTCGGGCCGCGGCTTCGCCGGCCAGCTCCATCATGCCGGAACCGAGCTGGTGTTCACCGCTCTCGACCGGCCCGGCCTGATCGTCCAGGGCGGCCGCGCCGTCCAGATCCAAGACGTCGGCATCCAGGGGCCGGACCGCGCCTTCATCTTCGGCAATCTGCTCGGGATGCAGACCAGCCTGCTCGACGAAACGCTGTCGGCGAGCTGGGACATGGTCCCCGGCGGCGACCTGCAGCACGCGGTCCGCGCCGGGGTCGCGGTCGACGCTCTCTCGGGCGCGGCGCCGGCGGACCCCTATCCGGCGCTCGGCGATCCGGCGTGGATCGGCACCCAGGCCCAATATGGCCGGCCCGAGACGTCGGTCGTCGACATGGACGGCGTCTATATCACCGGCTGGGTCGTCGGCATCGTCGTCCATCCCGGCCAGGGCAACAGCCAGGGCGATTATGTCACGATCGAAAATGCCGGCATCGAAGGCTGCAAATACGGCATCAGCATCGGCAACACGCAGAGCCGGCAGGTCGAGCTGCGCAAGGTGCGAATGGCGCGGCTCTACTGCGCCTTCACCAACCGCGCCCATGGCGAAAAGACCGGCCAGTTCTGCGCGGTCATGTCGAATTGCGATATCGGCGCCTGCGTCAAGCTGTTCGACTTCAGCCTCGCCTCGAGCGGCGAAATGGGCTTCCAGAGCATCCGAATGGAAGGCTCGCTCTATATGGGCGACCTCTACAATGGCGGCTCGGGCGACGCGACGCTGCGCATCGAGAGCACCCCGTTCGGCTTCTGGACGCCCAACCTGGCGACCAGGCTCGGCGTCTGGCCCTATGTCGTCGGCGAGCCGACCGCGCCCTGGCACGGCAACGGCACGTCGAACCTCTCGATCGCCGACAGCACGATCACGGTCCGCGACCTTTGCCCGCTCATGGTCGTCAGGCTCAGGATCGAGGGCCTCAACCTGGTCGCGGTTTCGGCCCAGTCGGCGGCGCCTTCGGTGGCGCGGGCGATGGCGCACAACGGAACCCTGGGCCTGGTGACGCCGCACGGCGGGCGAAGCCACGAGCATGTCGTCGCCGCGTCCCACTACAATCTCGACAGCGGCGCCGCGCCGACCGGGCTCGGCGCCGTTCGGACCAATCTCGGCCATCGGGCGACGAGCCGGCAGACCTGCTTTCCCTACTGGCTTCACCGCGCGATCCCCAAGGCCCACCTCAGCGACCGCCACGCAATCCTGGTCCCGTCGCGGGTCGGCACCGTCATCAAGTCGAACTTCACCGGCTACGCCGTCAGCGGGCGGACCCTCAGCTTCACCGGCTATTCGGGCGTCAACGAGCCGTTCGCGCGCTACAATTCGATGCAGCCCGGCCGAGTCTTCTCCGACAGCGCGTCGGGCATCTGGTATTATGTCGAGAGCTGGGATTATGTGACCGGCGCCGTGATCGCCAAGGCGCTGACCGGCTATCGCGACACGACCGGCGTCAACGACGGCGCCAATGACGCGCTCTACATCCCGTTCGACGGCGCCACCGGCGTCTTCGAGTTCCTCGAGACCGGCTTCTACACGCCCTCCGAAATATTGCTCGGCGACGTCACCAGCGGCAGCGCGGTTGTGACCAACCTCCGCCGGCCCGACGGCAACCAGGCCTGGCTCGCCGGCGAGATCGGCGTCGGCGACTATCTGTGGATCGACCCGCACAACCCTTCGCCGCTGTTCGCGCTCTACAACAACAGGGTCGCCGCGCTCGATTTGGCCGGCGCGCACACGATGACGATGGCGGGCAACGCCACGGCGAGCGTCACCGGGCATCGCTTCGAGCTTTTCATGAGGAAGGGCTGAGCCATGTATGCGATCATCCGAGACGGCGCGATCGCCGAAATCGTCCCGAGCCTGCCCGGCGGGCTCGAGGACGGCGCGTTCCTTCCCGTAACCGAGGCGATGGAGCCCGCGGCCCTGATCCTGGTCGACGGCGCGCTCGCCGAGGATCCGGCGATCCTGTCCGACATCCTCGCGGCCCGCGTCGACGCCTTGCGGTCCGAGGTCGCGGCCGACCTGACCAACATCCAGCGCTCGCGGGTCTACGACATCAAGGCCGCCGAGCTCGCCGCGTACCGCGCGGCCGGCGAGGAGCCCGACCCGGAAGATTACCCCCTCGGCGCGGCGCGGGCGGCGTCGCTCGACCGGACGCTGGCGCAGGAAATGGATGCGGTCGAGGCGGCGATCGCGCTCAACAACGCGCGCCTGGTCGCGGTCGAGGGGCTGGCCGACGCGACGATCGCCGCGATCGCCGTCGCCGGATCGGCGGCGGCGATGAGGGCGGCGTATGACGCGGCCGACTGGGACGCCGCGCGGAGCGTCGGGCCATGATCCACACCACCCATCGGTCCGGGTGAGTGGTAATGGACCCCGCAATCCTTCAGACCTTGATCGGCGCGCCGCCGCTGATCGCTTTGATCTTCTACCTCGTCTGGGACACCGGCCGGCGCGAGGCGAACCGCAAGGCCGAGGTCGAGCGCCGCGACGCGATCGACAAGGACCGGCTCGAAACCGATAAGGCGCTGGTCGCCGTCCTCGCCCGGATCGAAACCAGGCTGGGGATGCAGCCATGA